TTAATTTTTCAGTTCTTTTTTCCATTTGTTTAATTCTAATACACTTGCTTCTATCATGTCATCAAGTTCTTTTTCTGATAATTTAAGTCCCATTTCTTGCAAGCGTCTTAATACATATTCCTTTTTTAATTCACCTTTTCCTGATTCTTTATATATCTGCTCTGCTGCTTTTACTGCAATTTCTACTGAATTTAAAATATTTTCTGTTTTGTTTTGTGCGTTTTTATTTTTTAAATAAGGGATTAAAACTCCAGTAATTAAAACTGATATAATACTTAAAATCACATAAAAAATATTATTTATAGTCATTTTTTAGCCTCCTTGGTATTCGTCATTTTGACTTTTTATTTCATGTATTTCTTTTTCTATTTTCTTTTTCTTTATTCTTGATAAACTCCATAGTTCAACTGTGGTAAATGAAAACCAAGCTCCTATTAAAGTGCTTGGCTCTGTTCCTGTTTTTGCAAAAATAAAGAGTACGATAACAGTAAATAAAATATTTAACAATATAACTAGAGTAACTATAAATTTACTGTATTGACTTTTTATTCTATTTCTATTCCTTTTTCTCTTGTCCATTTAACATCATATCCTAATTCTTCAAAAAACTTGCGAACTGGCACCATCATACTTCCTAATTGCACATATGAAACACCGTCTATTACTTGAGGGCTTATTTTACTTTTTTTGCCCATAATAGTTAAATAATTATATACTGGCTTTGGTTGCGGAGTTGCTTTAACAATTGGTTCTTTCTTTTCTATTCCTTGCATTAATGTCTTTATCCTATAAACCTTTTTAAAATATGCACGATTAACATAAATGCAAACTCCTTCTTTGTATCTAGCTTCTAATGTCTTACCATCTCCAAGATAAATTGCAACGTGTCCATCCCATTTACTTCCTCTGTATTCTCCACCCCATAGGATATCTCCTCTTTGTAGTTCTTTTTTAGGAATTTCAGTAAAACGTGGATCTCCATCTAATATATATTTAGTTGAGATAGTTCTGTCTGTCTTTGATAAGTCTAAAAGTTTAGCGTCTCTTAATCCTTTATAAATAAGTGATGAACAGTCACTATATCCTTTCTGCATACGTCTAGGTTGCGAATAATTATCTCCCTTATATTTCATAGCAGCGTTTATAAACTGCTCTACTTTATTTTTATCTAACATTAATATCATCTCCTATTTAAGCATTGGGAACAGAAAATATATAAATGCACCTATAAAAATGCCAATAGCTACTTTTATTATTGCATCTATAAAATTCTTTGTTCTCTCATTTGGCTTTATATAGTGGTCGGATATCCTCTCGCTATAAAGCTTGTCTATCTTGTCGTCAGTTTTCTTCGTCGTCCTGTCAATGTTCGATAGGTCTTTTTTTATAATCTCTATATTTAAGTCTTGCCTTCTGCTTAATTCTTTTTGTTCATCGATTTGCTTTCCGTGCATTTCAATTCGCTTGTCCTGCGTCTTGTCATTCTCTTCTAACTTTGAGATTCTTATTTCATGATCCGTTATCTTTTCATTTTCCATTAACTCACCCTTTCCATTAAAAAAACACCCTTAAAAAAGAGTGTTTTAACATTAATTCTGAATTTTTAATTTTTAGCGATATTTACAATAGCTTCTGTCAAAAGCTTAGAAAAATTTAAATTCAATTTATTTCCCAGATCATTACTCCACTTTGGTATAGATAATGTCTTTTTAACAAGTTCTTGACTTCCTAAATAATCTTTTAAATCAACATATACTAAAGAAATAAAAGATTTAGAGTAATCATAAAAATTATTAAATTCGTCATCGTCTTTAAATGGAAAATTATCTTCAACAGACAAGTCCCCTATGTTTGATTTTTTGGGAAGTGTTTCTCCATTTTCTATAATTGAACTTGCCATAATACCCAAATAATCACTTGCCATTAATAAAGCATCTTCAATTGAATTACCTTGAGTTCCTGCCCCTTCAATATCTGGTATATAAACATAATAACCTTTTTCTTCTGGGCTATAATAAAATATCGCCGGATAAGAAACTAACATAATTACCACCTTTCTTATATAAGGAGTAGGGCTATTTAAAGCCCCACCTCTTTTAGGATTCCACGTTCAGTACCCTTTTGGAGTTCTCCATGTGGAATGATAATAGGTCTTTTCAGTCCGGGCTTTGTCATTTTAATATGGCTGCCCTTTCCGCCTTTAACTACTTCAAAACCATTCTTTTTTAGTAGCTTGACCATTTCATCTTGTGTCATCGGCATGTATACCTACCTCCTGACAATTATATTTTACCACGTATTAACACGTAAATCAAGGCTCGTTTTAAATTTATCTCTTATATCTTTTTCCATTATCTAATTTTTGTAATTATTTACTTAAAATAAGTATAGAATTTCTTTTACTCTAGGTTTTAAAACCTTAGGCACTTGTGCATAAGTGCATTTTTCAAGAATAATCCTTTGTGCAAAAAACACAATGGCTAAACTTAAATACTTGATAAAAAAATAATGTTGCATAGTAGAATCATCTATTCTGCAATATCACCTGAACCATCTGTATGTCCTTGAAATTATTATATCACAGAAATATTTTCATTTCCCAAGATGTTACCTTATTTTTTGCAAAAATTTAGGGAAGCCTAAGCTTCCCTATTAATTATTCTTCTTCCTTTGCAAGTTCTCCCATGCCTAAATCTTCAAGACACTTTTTAGTTCTTTCTTTTAGTGACATAGGTACTTGAGCAAAAGTTCTTTTACCATAGATGATAAGTGTTGCGTATACTACGTCCATTTCTACACCCCCTCTCCACTTCAATTTTAGTATTAAAAAAACACTCCCAAAGAGTGCTACTACTAAACCTATTTTATTTTTCATTTTCAAGAGCCTTAGCCACTTCATCTCTTAAAATTGTTGGTACTTGTTCGATTGTTCTCTTTCCCATTTTGATTAGATATACATATACTGCTACCATTTAAATACCTCCTAAATTTGCTTCAAAGCTTTCTGCAAGTGCTGACATTAAAATTAACTTATCACTTTCTAATTTTTCGTAGATTTCTGCTTGTGCCATAGCAGATTGGATTTTAAATTCTTCTAATTCTTTTTCAATCTTATTTGGCTCGACTTCTTCCTTAGGTTTTTCTACTGGGTCATTATTCCTTTCGGCATATAGCCTATGGATTTCTTCCCTTTCTTCTTCAGTTACTAGGACAGGGTTATCAACTGTTCCCTTTTTTCCTGTAACTTCTTCCACAATTTTAAAACCTAAATTCCTATCTTGTGGCTCCCAAATTATTTCACAGCCACATTGTATTATTTTATACATTACTTACCTCCTTAGAAATATCAAATACCAAGCAAGTAAAGGCAAAAGTTGCCGTAAATGTATTGCTAAATTCTACAGCAATTTGAGACCCTGGAGTTGCATAAAACCTTCTGGTTCTACCAGTGTCAATATTTGTCGGCTTACTAAAACTTGCATTTGCTAATGCATGACCATACCCCCAGTGACCGACTTTTGATGTACCTGCTCCAACAATTTCTACTACCATGTTGTTATCAATATAACCAACCCATAATTCTCCGTCTGGTACTTGTATTTTTTCATTTTCTTTTAATGATGCTGCAATTGTTCTTTTTAGCTTCATGCTAAGGACACCTCCTTAGCGAAAGGGACTACACTACTTTGAATACAACACCTGTAAAAACTACATTTGTTAGTTTGGTACCCCCCCCCTAGTATTACATTAAGGGAAATCCCATTACTAAATCTAGAATCAAGTGATATTATTCTATATTGTACACTACTGCCTGCCCTATATAACAATGTCCCTTTCCAAACCTCATCACTCGGTACTGATGTGCTGTTATCAGTGTCTAAATTTATTAGTATACTCCTATCAAATTTTAATTTTGCCATATTATCACTCCTTAACTATAAGCAAGTATTTGCTCTATAATGTCACTGTGTATTTCTTCAATTATTTCTTTTTTATAAGCATTTAAGAGGTCATTAACCTCTTTTTTTGTGTACCTGTCTTTCATAGCATCTTCCAGAGCCTTGCCCCTTGCACCATCAAAGGCAGTTCCCTTAACTTCTCCAATTTTAAGCTGTGGAGATAACTCAACATAAGTAGACCCAGTCCACCTATATATCTTACTCCCAGCCATGTCAACATAAAGTTTTTTGCTATTCCCAGTATATGGAAAGTTCCCCCTTGCCTCATACATCAAGACATCCTTATAAACGTCAAGGTCAGGTAGTTGACTAACTAAAACCTTGCCTCTATTATCTAAATCAGCCTTTTTCTTTAAAAGGTCTAAAAGATTGACTCCATTTGTACTCAATACTTCCAAGGCATCATTGACAGCCTTTATAAGCTTGTCAATCTCGTCCATGTTGTAATTTAAGTCACCTACGATGACATAATCATCTGGCTCTGGCTTGTTTAAATTATAATTTTTTGTTTTTTGCACTCATCATCACCCCTTATATTCATTAAAACTTTTCCAAGTTATAGGCTCTAAATCTCGCCATCTCATATCCTTTGTAGCTTCCTTCCAAGTCCTTTGAGTGTAGGTAAATATCCAGTTCAGGTCTGCTGGCATGTTAATTCTAAGCATACGCTCAAACTCATCAAGATTATTGGGTAAGCCATTTGCCACAAAGCGTATTTCAAAGACATAAGGATTTTCTGTTTTTAAAACCTCAACCCCAGCATTATTATTAGAAAAGGCACTACATAAGCCTTTTATAGCTTCCTCGTCAGTCTGCTTGTGCATAAGGTTCAAGACTGCTTGTATCTGCCTTCTTCTCTGCTTATAGGATATATCTGGATCTGTCCTTATACCAAGTCGCTCCTCAAAATAAGGCAACATCTCTATAGCACTGTCAAGGTTAAGGTTTCTATCCACCCTTGCTACTTGCTCTTCCATGTACCTATAAGATATATCTAGAACTCTGCACAGATTTATAAAAGTCGGATTTATCTTGTCATACCAAGGCAAGAAGTATATCAGCATTTCAAAGAAATTAATAGCAGAAACAAAGATTGCCACCTGCATGTCTGTTTCATCTTCAAGCAATAGAATTTTTCCCATAATTTCAGAAACTAAAATAGAAACATCGCCAAATTCTGTGTCTGCCTCCATCTCTACTTTACCCCTATCAACTTTTACACCCTTGACTTGTAGGTCTTGGCTTATCTCCATAAGGATCAGGGCAAAATCTTGCCACTGATTATTTCTTAAACTAGACCAGGTTTTTTTATTTACCGTGCCATAGCTAGATTCAAAAATTAACTTTCCCATACTATCTCAACCTTATAATCATATAACCCCTAGGTATCTTATATTGACTGGCTACTCCTATGGACTTAACTACTTCGGGAGTGCCCTCCCAAATCTTGTTGCCACCACTTAGAGCATCATAAAGGCTAATCTTTGTGATATTACCCCAATCCTCTTGGGCAATTGGAAATTCAATATCCTTGCTATTTTGAACTTGTCCATTTGATGGCTCTGTAAAATACACTGGAATTCTTTTATAAGATCTAGCTACAACCTCTTTTGTATTTTCCAAAGCACAATAAACTTGCCTTGATATTAAACTCTCTTTTAACACTCGGTTTTTTTCTACCACTTGCATATTATTCACTCATAATCACCCCCAAGCTTTCAATTTCTGGTACTTCCGTTTCTTTCATATTTACATTCCCTATACTTCCATTAAGCTTTAACTCGTCATAATCACTTACACCATTGACCTTTAAAATTTCCGCTCCCACTTTTGCATAAGAAACAATATTTTCTTTAAAGGATATACTATAAAAATATTTTTCTATCCTGTCTTTTATTTCTTCCTTAACCTCGATTAAGTTGGCATTTTGAGTGAGTTTAATTTTTACATCGACTTTAACTTTTTTTGTAGTCGCACTCTCGACTGTTAGGCTCTCATACCTTATAGGAGCTTCTTCCAGGATGTGCTTTTTGACCTTTTCTATAAGGTCAGGTCCTACTGCCTTTCTATTAAGCCCTATAACCACAACCTTGACAGTTCCTCCACCTTGCCAAGTCCTAAAGACTTTAGCGTTCCAAATTCCATCAACCTCAGTAGCCCATAGCTTATAGTGTGCAGGGTTTCCAGCCTTTGGCGGGTGGAGTAGCTTCTCCAGGTACCTCTCCCTTAAGTCGTCATCAGTTTCTTGGTCGTACCCATTCATAATTTTCTTGGCATTGGATATATTATCTACTCCCATTATTTGAGGACTTATCTTGTCAATTGCATTAGGTAAAACATTGGCATCTCCACCATGAACAACAGACTTAACCGCAACTATGATATTTCCTGATTCAGGTATTACATAATCTTGGTCAATTGTAAATTCAACACTACCTGCCAAAAAAATCGTCTCTTTAGGTATCACTGTCTTAGGTATCCCCGTAATCGTTACTTCTCCAGTAGACTGTGTAGCTTGTTTTCTCTTAATTCCTGCTATTTGTAAGACCCTAGCATCAAGTTCCTCATCTTCTAAATTCATGACGTCAAATTTTTTAAAAAGTTCCAGGATAATCCTTTGGAAGTCTTCAAAGACTATTGCCGCCGCCGATAAAATATCATAACTAAAACTATTAGGTGACTTATCCTCAGTATTGCTCAAATTGTTAAGCATTACTCTTAAAAATTCTTCTTGCGTCTTTTCTTGCATCTACTCACCTCCTAATATTCAAGTTATTCATTTCTAGTTTTCCATAAATTGTAATCGCCCTAAAATCTATATATAGAGTTCCCTCATCAAAATTAACCTTAAATTCTTCTAGTCTTATAATGTAATCTTCCAAGGCTCTTTTTATAGCTTCTTTAACAAATCTTTCAGCCTCAGAGTTTACATAGCCTTGGGTATAAGCTTGACCTATCAAGGTTTCTAACTCATGGCCATAGGACCAAGGAAAGACTACCCAACGATATCTCTCCGACATAAAGAGTTTCCAAAGTTTTACCTTCAAAGCCTCGTTTTCGTAGACAAAGTACATCTTCCCGTCTTTTGTCTTAAATCTCGCTGTGTCCATATCATAGGCATATTCCTTAGCTATTGGTGTCTCTATAAAGTTTTCTCTAATTAATTGAGGATCCATAAAAGGATAAAAATCTGCCATACTTACCACCTCGCTATCTTATAGATTACATAGAGAGTCTGTTTGTCCTTTGACTGTAAACAAGCCACCAAATCGCCCGCTTTCAACTCGTCTTTAAATATAATTTTTGCCTTGGGAAAAGCCCCTGCTATGTGACCATCACCGTGACTGTCACTACCAGTTAGTTGTGCCATAGGGATTTCTATTTCCCTTTCATGACCCTTGACCCAGTATTCGTCAAGCTTGATGTTGTTTTTCTTATAGTCGATGTCCCTAACCTTAACTACTAGGTCAGGCAATGGACTTATAACCTCTCCAGTCTCACAGTAGGGTAAGACCTCAATTTCTGGACTAGGATCAAATAAGTTTACAATTTCTTGTGCTCCATTTTGTTTTTCTTGCATCTTAACCCCCTACATACCTATAAGCCTTAGAAAAGGTCCTACCTTTTTGATTACTTACACAAACACCGCTATATCCCATTATCCTTTTACTAACTCCACCAGACTCAATTATCCTTGTGGCATCATATTGCATGGCAACATGTCCCTTTTGCCAGAGGACGTCGCCAGGTTGTCGTTCGTTGAAAGGTATCTCTTTAAAACCTAGAGCCTTTGGATTGCTCCTAATACCAGCAGATGTTATTCTGCCAGGTATATTTGCCCCTGCTTGTTTAAAAGCCCAGGTTACAAAACCAGAGCAATCGACACCAGTTTTAGGGTCAGTTCCACCCCACTTGTATTTAGTCCCTTTAACACTTTCCCCAATTTGTACCGCTTTTTGTGCTGTGCTACCAGAGGCTTTTACACTTGTAGAACTATCAGTTTCTGTATCAGTAGAAGTATCAATATCCTCCATGACATTATCATAAGAAAGCTCCAAATCCACAACATGATAATTATTAGCAAAGGTGTGCTTGTCGGAGATGATGTAAAACTTACCATTTAGACCAGTAAAAGGCTCCTTGATGATGACCGCATTACCTGTAATTAAATCAAAATCTCCCTTGACTCTTACACTTGCAGTCCTCTCTATATCCTTTAACATTCCCTTGGCTCTCGCCTCTGGGTCCTCATCTTTTTCCTGTCGGTAGACTTCTACAATTCCACCCTCAACATTATTAGTAACCTCACCTATTTCTTTGCCTTCAGTATCAAACATCTTAACCTTTGACACCACGTTTTCAGAATTTTCTCCATAAGTCGCATTGTATAAATTACTTTTCCCATCAAGGACATACTTGGCAACAATCTTACCTTGCTCTACTATGTCAACATTCCCGTTGTTCATGCGTATTATATAAGGCTTACCAGTCTTTTCATTTTCCATTTTATAGGCAGTAAAAACGACATTATAAATTGTTTCCAGGTCAAATTTTCTATCAATAGGACTTCCGCTTTCAGCCTTTCCAACACTTAAACCAATGCTCCCAAAAGCTTCCTTTGCAATAGCATCTGGCGTCTTCTTCTCAAAATTAAAAGTCCCCTTGCTCTTATTTGCAAGTATAAGCTTATCAAGACAAGTTACAGACATAATATTGTTGTCGATTGATTTTTCCTTGCTAAATACATAACCATCAAATAAAACTGCTCCATCATTATTTATTAGTTGGCCTTTAGCGTTCATTGGTACTGTAATTTGTGGAAGATTTTTATCAGTACCACTTACAACCACCCCAAAGCCCAATTGTCTTGCCGCTTGTCCCTTGTCGCCGCTCCAAGTTATCTCGTTATAAAATTGGGAAATATCTTTGCCATTAAGTATTAGTTTCATAGCTTGATACCTTTCCCAGCGATTAACTTTTTAAGACCACTTTGCTTTAGGAGTTGCTTTCCATTTTTACCATTACCAGTAATTTTTTTCCCTAAAGACCAGACTGTGTCGTATTTCCCAATTGTCAAAAGTGCCGCAGTAGGTGCCACCAGTCCAGCAAACCTCTTAATGTCATTTGCCTTTATTGTCCTTTTGATTTCTGGTGGCTCATACTCTGTAGCTTCTATCCTTACATACTCACTAAGGGCAAGACTGTAATAGACGTCGCCTGTCCCGTCTTGTTCTCCACTTGTGTAACTGTCAATTAAGACCTCGAAGTTGTGAGGTGTTTCTGTGATTATCAGTCTTATAGGCTCGCCAGAGTTTGCCCAGTTTCTGATTTTATCGTCATAATAAAAGGGATCTAGGATAACATCGCTAGATTCTAAAAAATCATATTCCTTACTTGGGAAAAAACTCTCAATTGTAAGACTTTTAAGTCCTTTTTTACCTTTTAGGTTTACAGTCCCAACCTCGTTTAAGGTCTCTGTATTATTATTTTGTGGCTCCTCTATGTTATAAAAGGGAGTGATTGGGAGCCTCAACCTCTCACCTTGATGTGTTAACCATACTTCCATATTAAGTTAAGCCCCCAATCCTATTTTGTTTAGCAATCTTTAATTTATTTGCTATTCCATTTACTATTCTGTCTATATCAGCGTCTTCTCTTACTACAATTTGGTCTGCTATTTTTGGAATTGTAATTGTAACATTATTGTTTTTAGCATTGCCCATCTTATAGGCTTCTGCCACTGACTTATCATGTGGCAATACTCTAGAACCTCTTGGTAAGTCGACAATTTCTCCGCCTTTTTCGTGGATTTGTACAATGCCACCTCTCCAAAAGTTAGTACCCTTTGCAAGTTTCGGTATAAGTGGAATATTTATTCCCTTGCCACCTACTAGAGGTACCCAGTCAGGCACTTGTATCTTGTTAAGTCCACCTATACCACGGTTTATAAAGCTTATAACCCCGTTCATCACTGACTTTACAAGGGTTTTAACTCCACTAAATATAGTCCTAAAAGCACCGACTACGCCAGTCCAAGCCCTATTCCACGCACCTAGAAAAGTACCAGTTATAAAGGAGATTATGCTCTTAAATAGGTTTTTTGCACCCTCAATAAAGCCTTTTATAATCTCAATAATGTGGTTAAATACATTGCCTGCAACCTCTTTAAAGTGATTAAACTTGTTAACTACTGCATTTATAACCTTAGTTACTACTGGCTTTATTTTCTTCCAGTTGACAATTAAGAGGACAATTGCCGCAACGACCGCCATTATTGCCCAGCCTACTGGTCCAAGACCAATGACAAATTTACCAAGTCCTAAAGCACCCTTGCCAAGTATCTTGCTAAATTTCCCAAAGCCGCCTACAAGTTTTTCAAGCACAGGTCCGGCGAATTTACCCAGTTTTATACCTGTTTTCCCTAGGACTTTTCCAAATTTACCAAAGCTTTTAAACATTATGCCGAATCCACTTTGACCAAACCACTTAGTAATACCGCCAGCCTTACCGACTACTTTTGCAAAATCAAATAACTTAAAATTAACCTTACCTGCAAGTTCAAACACCTTGCCAAATCCAAGAATTATAGGACCAACTGCCGCCGCCATACCTAGCCACTTAACAATATTTTGTTTTTGTGTGTCAGACAAATTAGTAAACCAATCTGTAAGCTGTTGTACTTTTCCTATTGCTTTTTCTAGGAGTGGTCCCCATATTCCAGACGAGGCATCGAAAAGGTCAGCCCCTGCCATTTTTAGACTGTTAAATAAGATTTTAAAGTTATCTATTGGATCTTGGGTTTCGTCAAAGGTTCGTCCCACAACTCCCTGGGCATTTTTAACTGCATCAGCGAAAGAATCAAAATCTAAAGCACCTCTGTTTATTGCATCAAGCATAAAGGTTGCCCCTCGCCTTCCAAAATATTCCGAGGCGATATTTACTTTATCTGTTTCAGATTTAGCCCCTTGGAGTTCTTTCTGCAATTTCTTTAACCCCTCATTCATGTTAAGCCCATCCTTAGCGAAGGCAACCTGAGCCCTCGACATATAAGACATAGTCTTGCTTGTGTCGATACCTGTTTTTTCTAGCCCACCAAGTAAAGCTGTTGCTTGTTCTACACCTATCCCCATAGCCTTTAATTGAGGTGCAGACTTAGTTAAAGACTCAAACAATTTATCTGTTCCTTGCCCAGTAGCCTGTGCAGTTGCTGTAACTGCATCTAACACTTTGCTTAAATCTTTAGCCTCAAGACCATAGGAATCCATAGCCTGCTTAGCTTGGATTGATGCCTGTGTAATATCTTGCCCGTTAATTTTGGAAAACTTAATCATGTATTCAGAGGCATCCTCTAGGGCTTTTCCTGTAAGTCCAAATTGGGTGTTTACTTCCCCAACTGCATCACCAATTTCTTGGAGGTCTGCTGGTACCTTGTTGGCTAAGTTTTTAAAAGTACCCTCAAAGGCTTTCATATCCTTACCGGTCGCACCAGTTTTTGTTGCTATGGTGTCAAGGGCGTCATCTACTTCTTTCCAAGCCTTCGTACTAGCTACCCCAATGGCAGTTATAGGAGCAGTAACACTCTTTGTCAGAGCTTTCCCTATACTATTAAGGTTTTTACCCGTTGCCCAAAGACCTTCAGCAGTTCGCTGATATTTGGTTTGAAATTTTGTTAAATGTTTTTCTACAGTTTCAAGAGGTTTGGAAAACTTGTCCACAAGTCGCAAAGTAGCATCAAATATTTTACTTTTCGCCATATAAAGCCTCCAATTTCTTTTGTTCTTCCTCTAATTCTTCAATTTCCCTAAGAAAAAATGCCCTGGTAATTACTTTCTCTCCATAGGGCATCTTAAGGTATTTATAGGGACTCCAACCCTTTTCTTTGTACAGCCAATAGGCAGTTTGTACATGTGGATTGGAGTCTATGAGTTTTTTACTTTGCTTTCCTCATCTTCATATCCAGATAAATCCTCAATAGCAGATGATAAGATATCCATTTCGCCTGATAACATTAGCTTTTCTACAAGTTCATTAGGTGTTTTTGCCCCAAATCTCTTTTGTAGGTCTTGGTTTTTAAAGACATCAGGGCAACCCTCTACGATTGTACGTAATTGTGCTTGGTATCTTATAAGGTTAACCTTGGCACTGTTGCCCTTACGCATTGTAATGTCCATCATATTTTCTGCTATTTCCCCTGCAAGTGCAGGGTCTAAAGCTTGGATAGGGAAAATAAATTCTTCCCCACCCAATTTATTAAGTCTTATTTTCTTTTCGCTTTTTGGCATTTGCACCTTGCCAGCGTCAAATTGCATTAATTTTTCTACTGCGTTCATTTCATCACTCCTCAATAAAATCATATAATTCATAATGTCTAAAGTTAAATGGGATTGTCTCTTCAAGTGCCTTTGCGTGTTCAAAGTCAAATAATGTCAATTCTGTAAATGTTACGTTTTTAAGCATTATTCTTTCTGCACCTAAAGCTGTTGGGTCATCTAATTTGCCCATGATTTTTACAACTGGTGTCCTACCTTGTGATAACTTAGTGTGCATTAGTTGGATTCCAATTGATGAGTATTTCCCCATTGTTAAGGATCCAGAGCCTTCAAGTTCAAGCAGTTTTTTCCCTTTCCAAAGGTCTCTAGGTCTTAAAATATCTCCATTTGTCATAGTTACCTTAGCTTCAAATTTTGTAAGGGTAGCTAGATAGGTGTCCTCTATCCATACTTCCAATATGTTATCGTATAAGTTCTTTATCTCATACTTCTTATAGTTTCCCATAAGTTCAGACTATCTTTTCACCCTTTAAGGTGTCGGGCGCTCGTGTCAGCTTCATCACTGATCTAGTGGTATGCTGTTAGTCGTTGCACTTTCTTGACATCCCTGCCAAGCTTAGTTCAAGATTGTCATAGTTTAAAAAAAGTCCTTATTAAAGGACTTCTAATTTCTTAAATTCAGTTTGTAATATGTTTTCTATATTTTCAAATTCCCAATATGGAATTCTTATAAGTGGTATGTTTTTATTGAGGCAAAAATCACTTTTTATTTTATCTCTTTTTTGAGTCCCACTTAATGTTTCTTCGGATTGGCTCCATCTGGCTTTTTTATAATGGAGTTCGCCGTCATACTCAATCAAGCATTTCAATTTATCATTTTTATAAATTGCAAAATCAAAAGGTAAAGTATATTTATACTTACATTCTTTAAATCGTATTTGAGATTTGTAATTTATCGAATTATCATTTAAGAATTTTGAGATTATCTTTTCTCCCCTTGACTCACTACAATTTGGACATCGTGAACCTTGTAAAAAGCTTGTAGGCATCAAATCAAATACTTTGCCACATGTTTTATGAAGAGTCTTAATCTTTTCGTTGTCTCTTTTATATTCTTCTAAAAGTTGATATTCATCTCCAACTAATTCAAATACTTCTTTCTTAAACTCTTCGTTAGTCTTTCTTAGTTTGTCCCCAATACTTCTATATCCACATTTCGGACATCCAACACCCAATAGTGCGTTACTGGCTCTTTGACTAAAATCATTCCCACAAACATTACAGTGAAAACCAACTTTATCTTTAGTTCTTTTAAATTTACCTGTTACAGTTAATTTTCCTTTGTAGATTTTCTTAATTCGATCTTTAAATTCATTATCTGTAAGCCTTTTTTCTAACCCTGTGTATTTGTCACTGCATTTTCGACATCCGTACTTTGCTCTTTGAAATAAGTTCCAACTCATCTCAAATTCATGACCTTCAGGGCAGAGGATTTTTAACTTCTCACTAGCACCTACATACTCATTACTTAATAACTTATAACCTCGTTTTTCTATTTCTGATTTTACAAATTCATAAGTGAGTTTTCTGCTCATATTAAACACCTCCGTAGTGCTTTCCGATATTTTATAGTGGGAAGTAAGACTCGGAATGTTTTACTTGTCGGGAGCTACCCTATCCCACACTTATATTATACCATATTAAACTGTTTAAAAACCTTAGAGTTCCCTTGAATTCACCCGATTTTCATTAATAAATTTCTTTATTAAGCGGCAAAGTGTCTACCGAATGTTCCGTTAATTATTTGTTCGTCTTGTATATCTCTTATCATATTTCCACCCCTTAAATTACTACATCAAGTTCAATTTCTTCGATAGCATCAAGAATTTTACAATAAGCCTTGATAAATACCTTGTCTTTAGTATCAGCTTCTTTAATTTCTTTTAGATCCATTTCATCAACTGTTCTTTTGTCAATTGTTTGATAACTCATAGACTTTAAAAAGGCTTTTTGTTCCTCAATATTAATTTCCACATGAGATGAACCTTTAGCAAGCAGTCCATCATTTTCAAGAATTTCCATGTATCCCAAAATCGCAGACATTAAAAGTACCTTGTTATCATAAGAGTTGGCATATTTACCAATATATGAATCTTGTGCAGCCCATTGTATGTCATCAGCCATTGCATCCATAATGTCTACAATCTTAATCTTCCTAAAGGACTCTCCTTCGATTTGGCTTGTAGTTACAAGAGAGTTAACTCCTCTTGCTACCTTGATTTTCTCACCATCATTTAAAAGCACAAACTCGCCATTATCAATTTTTTGGTCAATCTCTTCTTGTGTATAGTGAGTACAAGCCTTAAGTTCAGGCAGTGGTGCATAAGTACAAGCTATTTGCATTGGTGTACCTGCTATAAGACCTGCAATTCTTGACGTGTATTCATTAGTTTTGTATTCTTTTTTCTCTGTACTTACACTTGGCATTGTGAAGTTAATTATTTTTTTATTGTCAGCATTTACATTTGCAGCAACAAACTTACATCTTTTGTCCCTATTGTTATTAAGTGTCTTTATCCAAGTTACAATTTTTTCACTGTCTACTTCATCAGCAAAGGGCACTGCCAAATAGTCCCATCTTAAAGTTTCAAGTATTTTAAAAGCTTCAGTAGTTACATCAAATTTAGGTTTATCAGCAGTTTCTGATTGTTCTACTACGACAATTAGTTTTTTAGGTGTCTTTTGGTATCCCATAAGTGCTAACTCAACTTGTTCTCTGTTCTTTTCAGATAATTTTTCTGGAATGTCAGATGCTGTGTAAATGTCATAAGTCCCCTTCATTTGCTTTTCTTGTAGGACTAGAGCAACAATCCCTCTTATGCTTCTTCCAATTCTGGCAATCCCCTGCTCTGTAAAGCGTATGTGTAGATATGGTAAGCCTAATTTAGCCATTTATATCTCCCCTTTCGTATTTCATTTGTAGTACTTTCATTAATTTGTAATTTACAGTATTTTTTAATTTATCCATATAGAAACCTAAATCAAAATTAAAAAATAATGTATTTTCTTCAATTTCCCAGCTATTTCTTGTGATTAAGATGTATAAATCCTCAATCTTTAAACTATAATTAAAAATTTCAGATAATTTATCTCCTATTTCCATAAGTTCATTTTTATCCGCCTTTTGATACTGAACCACTACTCCATAACTTAAATAATCATTAGTATTTGAATAGGATTCCCTTTCAAAAGTTTCAAAATAAACAAAAAAATAAGGCTCTTTAAAGTCTTGTTTTGCCTCGCTATTTAATACTTTTTCCTTAAAATTCTCATGGATTTTCTTTGTAATTCCTCTTTTAAGTTCTTTCCCCTTAATCATTTATTTCCCCTCAAACAAATCATTAAATATTTCATCTAATATCTTTTCTGGCAATTTATTAAGTTCCGGCTCTAATTCATCTATTTTCTTTTCAAAAAAGAAAGTTCCATGAACATAACTTTGCCCATTCTTTGTTGCTTTTCTGCCCTTTCCTACTACTGCGTGTCCTCTCTCAACTAAATGATAATGTGGAGCAGTTGAATATACCTCTGTGTGATATATCCCCTTATTCTTTCGAGTCTTGTTAGCCTTCCATCTTCCTCTTAAATGTTGGCTAGCTTTTTTTAACTTTCTATTATATCTGCCTTTAGGATTATAAGGAGTAACTTTCCTTATCTTTTTCCTTAAGTCTTTTGCCGCACTATCATACTTATCATAAATCAAACCTGGAGCTTTTTTCTCTGCTAGTTTTAGCTTTTCAGCAAAATTATCAAAGCCCTTAACTTCCGTTAACTCTGCCATAATACCACCACTTCCATATATCTATTTTGAATCTTTGGATCAATAAATGGTGCAATATAAATTACTTCAGCCTTTATTCCATTAAATTCCACATAATCGTTGACCTCGATGTCTTTTCTATTCCTCATCTTGAACTTATAAGTCATTTCACTTTCAGATTTTCTATTTTGCAAAAATTCTCTTCCAGTTGTAGGTATGAGTTCCACCCAATCCTTGCATATAAGCTTGGGTTTTTGTTCATATTCTCCAACATCATTTAGGATATCTTCGGTTTCTGACCTGTCGTAAAATTCAACCTTTACTCGGTTTCTTCCTGGGTTATACATTTACATCACCATATTCTAGCTGGGTAATCATACTCCTTATAATGTAATTCATTTCCAAAGGTTGACCCATCATATATCTTTCATCGTATAGATTTTGTATGATTACAAGTTTCACTATTTCAGACCTTGCCTTAAAGTGTTCATTTTCCTTTTTTTCAAGATAGTTAGTAACTCCAGCCACGAGATATTCTTCGGCTACCTGCATTAATTTAGTCAGATAGCCGTCATCATCATCATAAGTTACTCGCAGATAATTTTTTACATCTTCAAGGGTCATAATTTACCCCCTTTTCTTTCTTAGGCAACTGTTGTTTCTGGGATTGTTAGGTAGATAACTGCTTCGTCATCAACTACTTTTACATCAAATCTTTCAATTGCTCTTAGTAGAGTTGCATTTTTTGTAAATCCAGCTTCTGTGGATCTTGCGATTTCTACTCCCTTTCTGTCGTAGAAGTTAACAAACTCTGCAAAGTCGCCAATGTAGAATGGGTATTTTTTAGCATCTTGTGGTAATAACTCATCAGCTAATACAACAATTCTCTTGCCCTTGAATAGCTTTTGTGTAGGTTGTGTTAAATCAGTAGTTAGGATTGGTCTCTTGTTACCATCTTCTAACTTGTCTAGGTAGTCAAAACCTGATTGGTTTGTAACGATTACTGCTGTGTTAGCAATTGCAGGGTCTAACTTAACATTTAGGATTGTACTAATGTCCTTGTAGTCCTTACCAGCAACTTTAGTCTTAGCAGTCTTTAAAAGTTCTAAGATTTTTGCATTTTCAGTGTTAACTGATTTTGTTGTAAAGTTGTTGCCGATGATTTCAATAAGTGGGAAAGTTGTATCTTCTAAAAGTGTGTTAGATACTGGGATAATATCTCCGTAGTCCTTAACTTCCCAAGATTGTTGAGCAAATGTAAGGTCAGTTTGTCCGATTTCTGAAAGTTCGTCAAACTCAACTAGCTTGCCCTTTTGGTCTTTAGCTACTGGGAACTTACCTGACATAGTAGTTACTGGTACTACATTACATAAGTCTTTAAGAGATACCTTGTTTCTTCTAAATTCCTTTAGTGTTTTTCCTTGTTCTTCTGGTACTAAGTAACCACCTTTTTCTGGATTGTGTTCGATTTGACCAGTAGATGCAAGATTATATACTTCCATTTCTGCATCTGTAACAGGTTTGCCCATTACAAGCTTATTAAATACCTTGTTTACATCGATATTAGCCTTAGGTGTTCCCACTTCTTTGCCATTTTCCACAATGTTTTTAAATTCTTCTTTTTCTTCTTCAAGTGCAAGGTCAAGTTCTTTTCTTGCTTGATTTAAAACTTCGATTTTTGCGTGTGCTTCATCAATCTTTCCTTGCTCTTGAAGGGCTTTCATTTCATTTTTGATATTCACGATTTTGTTCTTAATTTCTACGCTTCTTTTCATTTTTTACCTCTTTTCTTTAATTCATCGCCATAGCGATTTCAATTTCTTTAAGTTTTCTTTCTTCCTCTGCATCATCTGTCTTATTTATTAATTCTTTTGGAGTATGCTTGTAATTTAAGACTGATTTTCCAAAGTCATTTTTAACAGTTGATGGATTTGTAACCTGGATATTAAAAATCTCACTTGCAGATTTGGCAGTGAGCCAAGTTTCTTTGTCTATTAAGTCGTTGATATCCTCTGATGTCTTGCCTTCAACTGCCTTACTCATGTAGGTTTCTACAAGTCCTTTTTGAATTTCATCCAAGGTATCCGCCCATTTTAAGAGATCATCAGAATTACCAAATATGCCAATACTAGGCTTGTGTATCATAAGATAAGCATTTGACGGCATTTCAATTTCATCACAACCAAAGGCTATAATTGATGCGGCAGATGCTGCAAGTCCATCTATGATGGCTTTTGTGTGTCCCTCGTGTCTTTGTAGCATATTGCTAATTGCCATACCCGCAAAGAGATCACCGCCACCAGATGAAATAATTACCTCTACATTCTTTTTAGCACCTTTTAACAAATCTCTTATATCTTGTGGGTAGGTTTCCACCTCATCACCCCAAGACCAGCCTCTCCAAACGTCGTCGACTATATCACCACTTACAAAAATTGTTGTCTTATCTGCTTCATTTTTAACTTTAATCACTTTTCTCACCACCTTTCTCGTAAGCTTTTCCTATATCATCAATTGGCACATAAGTACCATTAACCATAAGGACATCTCCACCATCAATTTTAGGCATACCAGAGTAAGCTCTTGCTTCGTTTGGAGTATAAATCCCACCTGATACATACTTTTGCAGAGCCTCTGCCTGAGATTTAAGGTCACCTCTTAGGATAGTCGCTACGTTAAATTCAGTATGGACTCCCCTATTAATTTCATCTTCAAATAAAAGTTTGTAGTCAAATTCTTCTTCATACTTTTTAAGTATTACTAGGAGTGTATCAATTAAAAAAGTCAAGTTTTGCATCTCTGATGAGTTGTAACTTGACTTGTCATAGTTATTTAATTGGTTTGGTTTTATCCCAAAGGCCGCCGCAATCTGTAAGCCTGTAAACTTTCTAAGTTCAAAAAATTGTGCATCTGTAAGTTTTATATCAAGTGGAGTGAGTTTCATCCCAAGTGGTATCGGCACTATGTTCCCGTTGTCCTTGTCCCTTACAAATTCTGTTATAGTCCTTACAAGTTCTTTTTTCTTGTCCTTGTTAAGTTCTCCAGTATATTCCAAGATTGCATTAGCAGTAAGTCCTCTGGAGTATAAATCATTGAGATACTTTTGCGCCTCTATAGATCCCCTTATAGTCCCAACAAGTTCCTCTGCTATGGATGTCCCAACTATTCCATCTCGTGACAGTCCACCCTTTAAGTGGATGATTTCCTTGTCTTGATAGTAGTAGTCTTTGCCTTTATCTGTGTACTTGTAGTAATACTTAGTCAGTTGACTTATGATATGCCCATCATCTACAACTACTTTGACCTTTCTAGGGTCTAGTGGATGGAGTCCAACTCTTTTATTGCCATTGGTTTCTATTAGGGCATAAGCATTTCCGTAGTGGTTTCTGTTAAATTCCATAAGCGTTTTAAAGTCTGTAGGAGTCATAAAGGGATTTGGTCTTACTTTTAGGAGATAGTTTATATCACTGTCAGTAATTTTTATTCCCTCTCCATCCTTAAGATGGATTGATAACTTACCTATGGACTCACTAAGTATTTTTAGGCAAATATAATAAGTTATTTCTGATGTATTTGATGTAGTTATTAAGCTTTCAATATTTTTTTCATCGCTTATATTTATTGTTTGCCAACCCCGTTCAGTTTCTCCCCAGCTAAAAGCGTTTTTAACTGCTCTTCCAAAGTTTTTAATTATTCCCATCTTTTTCACCGCCTTTCTCTTTCATAATTTCAAGCCATTCTTCTATATCTGTTTCTGCGTTATATCTCTCAGTATTATCTATTGCCATTGCAAGCTTCCAAGCATCTATTACAGAATATACAACATCAATCCTTGCCGTGTTAGTCTCTTTCATGACCTTGATTTCTCCAAAGGAGTTTTGCGTTGTTTTTGCATTTGCAAAGGACCACTTAAGTAGGTCATTATGCTTGTCATACTTAACTTGTAGGGCTTGGATTGATAACTGTAGGTCCACAGTCGCATCATTTAAGGACTTTGCAGATTGGACTATCTCCACTAGGTCGCAGTTCAAAAAATCCAAGTCAGCTAAAAAAGCATTGGCATTATGACCATCATAACCACAGGCTGTAATTACTAAATTGTAGTCCTCAATTAACTTTTTTAAGTGACTAATTATATACTTATAGTCTGTTTTCAGACCAAAAACACCCTCAGTTAAGGTCAAATAACCCTGCCTTGCCCACATCCTATAAGGTGCCTCGTCTGTCTTTTCGTGTTCTTCTAACCTTAAAATCGGCATAAAAGAATGGGAATAAATATAATAATAGTCTCCAAACTTAAAGACTAAAGCTATTGATGTTAAGTCGCCGCCAGATGACAAGTCAATTCCCAGTATGCACTCTTGACCCTTAAAATCTTCTAAGGTTAAGTCAGATTCACATTCTTTAAACTTGTCTAAGTCTACATATCCTGCTCCAGAGTATTTAACCCAAACATTTAAGGACTTGGTCATAAAGTTTATTAACTCTTGACCGCCTTTTTCCTTGGCATCTATGGCTTTTTCGGACATATCCTTGACCTTTTCCATGTTGTAGGAGTTGTCCTCATTCCATAATAGGAGTGGATTTGCCTTTGCCCAGTTCTTATAGTCCCAGATGTCGTCATCTTCGTCCATTTCTGCGATGTAGATAAATAGGGATTCCTTTTCTACTACACCAGATAGGATTTTCTTTGCAAATTCGTATTGTTCATAGCAAGGGCTATTGATATTAAAACCTGCTGTTGTTATAGCCAAGGTTAGTGGACTTCCCACGCTTATTTGCCCGTCAAGCATAAGCTTATACATTTGATTGTTAGGATGGGCATGGTACTCATCGATAACGGCTAGTCATTTGTTATCGTACAAGTTTTTTATCCTGTACTTCTTATAGTTTCCTATAAGTTCAGCATATATCATCACCTGCAACTTAACTTGTTTAGGTGTCGGACACTCGTGGGAATATTATATTCTACGCTCTTTTTTGTAATAAAAAAGCATAGGTTCAATTCCTATGCGTTACAATGCCAACTCCTTTTTAATGAAGTTGGTTATCACGGTATTAGCTTATTTTTGAGTATTCTTTACGATAAACACTAATTGTACATCTATTTACATTTAATTCTTTAGCTAACTCAATATTAGTTTTTCCTTTTTTAACTTCTTCACCAACATATAAGATATTATTTAATCGTCTCTTTTCAACTTGACCTTTAGTAATTCTTTTATATTGTGCGTATGTTAAATTTGTTTCTTCTAATATTTCTTCTATGGTAAAATTTTTAAAAAACATATCTAAGGCTTTCGATTCAGCTTCTAACCTGTCATTATTCATAAAGCCTATTTCTTTTTGAAATATTTTACAGAATCTTTTATAAGGAATTTCATAATGTATTGAAAGATTAAAAACTGATTCACCTTCAAGTATAAGTTTTCTACACTCTTTCTTTTCTTCGTCTGTCATCATCTTAATGTTTCTTGAAGTGTCAGTTTGAACCATCTCATCATTTAGTTCTGGTGCAACATAACTCCAATTTTTCAAACTTTTAATTTTTGAGATACAGTCGACGCTTACTCCAAATTTTTTAGATATTTCTGTTATTGATTCTTTATCAATTATAAGTTGTTTTATAGTTTTAACTTCATTAGGAGTCAGCTTATTATTTTTTCCTCTACTGTTTTCTATAAATTTTTCAATTGTTTCTTGATGATGTTTCTTATTAACATTTCCACCACTTTCAAAATTATAACCAAATTTTCTATCAGTGGTTTTGTAATACTCTATCCAATATTTTTCTCTTTCATCAAGTAAATCTACATCACATTTTTCTATTACTTGAAATTCAAAAATTCCTATTCCATATTTATCATACACTCTTTGCAACAAAGAGTTGTGATGTACTCCGCATTTTAAATGTGATTTATGACTTCTCACTCTTTTTGAAAAATTTTGAATTGTTTGTCCTATATAAATTTTACCATTTGTCTTGTTAACTATTTTGTAAATAGTGCCAATCATCGTTATCACCTCAAAAACTTAGCCTCGTTTATACTAATATTATATCACATAATGTTAGTTTTAGCACCGTTTTTGCCCGATTCGATTTTAAAATTTCTTTTAAAAAAGGACACTATTCTATCGAACGGAAACCATCAGCAGATTTAGTATCTCTACCGACTGACTTGATTTCCGTACCCGTTATCTTTGATGTAATTGTTCTTTCGTGTCGTCTAATTCTATATAATTCAGCAAGTTCCTCATCAGCAAGGATGAATTTTTCTACCTCATCCCAAACAATATTAGCTTGGTCTTGCTTAGTAGCTGCACAGTAGATTTTACCTTTTTGATAGCCTGAGAAAGTGGCACGATTGTTGATTTCAGTTCCCGACAAAAAAGATTTACCATTTTGCCTGCCCATTTGAACATAAGCTTCTCTAAACCTTAACTTCTTGCTTCGCTTTTTTCTCCAGCCATGTAGGGATCCAATTATAAAATTTTGGAAGCCTCTAGTCTTTAGCTTGGTGGGTTCCATACCCTCTAGGATAGTGAGTTCATTGGCTATGTTTATGGCTCTTTCTGATAGTTCCACGTCCCAGATATATTCAAAATCTTTTCTTTTTAAATCATCTAAATGTCTTTTACAACAACTTATTTCAGTTTGTCCCTTTAAGATTTTGCCTTCAACTACTAATTTTGCATACTCTGTAACTCTATCCATCAAAATATCTCAAATATTTATTAGTTATGCTTTCTTCTTTTTTAGGGACAATCAATTTTAATCTATCAGTTGTTGCAAGCCCAAGCTTTGATGAGCAGGACATTATTTGTTTTATAACCTTATCTTGTGCATTTATCAGTGGAGATATTTTATAATCTTCAGTAACATATCTATAAGACCGCTCCATGTTCTCAATCTCTTGCGTAATTTCTAAATATTGTGCGTAGGCATTTGAATATATGACAAGAATTGACAAATCAAGATTATCTAGTATCCCAATCTTTTTTGCCTCTTCAACAACCCTACTAAATTCAACTTTTGCAGTTTCTTGAAGATAACTAGGAGCCTTTAAATTTTTATTGTCTAACCTGATTTTCTCTTCCTGCTCTTGTCTTTCTTTAATATTCTCTTTCCCAATTTTCCCAGTCGATGTTGCAGTCGTCTTTCTTGGTCTCGCCATTCTACCACCACCTTTCACAAGATTAATTACAAACCTTTAACTGTCTCTTTTACCCTTTCTGACAATTCCCACTTTATAGGTTTTCGTCATTTATTAACAAGTAAACTTTCTAAAAAATTATCTTTTTTATCACTTATCCAACATTAAAATCATACGACATTAAAATCATTCGACATTAAAATCATTAAAAAAACACCTTTTATAAGGTGCTACAATATTTCTGAAATTTTCAGTTTCTGGCATTTTCCCGCAGGATTTAAGGCCGCTGGTCATTTACACTTTGCCCAAAACTTTCTAACCTACCCCCCATACCATTTTTATTTAACTTTAATAGTAATGCTTGTGTTTTTAATTTACTCTCAAAATTCTTATTATATAGAGCGTGTATCTCTTGATGGCTCTTATCCGTAAGCCAAAAAAGATTCTGGACATCATAAGCCCTGGATAAATCATCAGCCACCTCAACAATATGGTGTGCTAACCTGCCTTCAACAATCTTACCAGTCTTGTAATAATGCCATAGATCTATGCCGCAAGCTCTTGACTTACAAATATCCTTAACAATGCCCCAACGCTTGTCAGTATAAATATTGTGATTCTCACGGTTATATTTATCATAAGACTTGTGATATTTGCTAGCGCATTCTTTGCACGCTTTCTCAGTGATAGGAATTGCTTTCCCACACTTACATAATTTTTTTAACATACCAGCTTCCCACCCCTAGCTTAAACAAGTGTATGTAGTTACCCAACATATAACATAGTATATGTTAACCTTAGAAAGATAAGAATGAAATATAGTAATGGTAATCTTTCGCTCGTACAATTATAAACAATAAGGAGGTGAATATTTATCTTTCTATCTCCACTTTAAACTATATCACAACTTGACGGCAAAAAAAGTCACATCTTTTTGCACTGTCTTTCTAACTCTTCCAAGAGAGCATCTGGGTCTAAATCCGTAATTGATCTAAAATAATCAGACTTGATAAATCTCCTTACCTCTGCTCTCAGCTTAGGATAATTCTTGTAATCATAGACCGCCCTCTTAATAATTGCAGAAACTAATAATTCAGGGTACTCAATCATGAAACACCTCTGGATTCTTTTCCTTAAACTCTAAGAGAGCATTACCATGTGCATTTTTGATATAGCCATAATTGTAATTATATCTAGCAGCAATCTCTCCAAGCCTCATATCTCTTAAATAACGGCTGACTAAAATAAGCCTATAAAGAGGATTTTCCATTCTATCAATCTGAGAAATTATCCTTTGCTTTAAATCAATCAACTCATCCACCTTGTCAGTCACTTCTTTTTGTAAGTCCACATACCTATCCATCCAGTCAGAAAAATCGAGACCTCCAGAACTTTGAACCTTGTCCTTAACCTCTAAGCTTCCAATACTCATAGCACGAGCCCTCAAATCTTCCAATAATTTAATTTTGCTGTCTATCTCATTATCAATATGTCTAACCTGCGATAAGTAGTCTTTTGGTCTCATCTTCCAACTCCTAACCCCAAAGAGGTATCTCTAAAATATTAAAGGCATCTTCAACAGACTTTGCCACACCACACAAAATAGGATGACCTCCCGCCCACTTCATAAATTCTTTTTGCTCTTCACTCAATCGCCCTTTAGAATTTTTAACCTCAATAAAAAACATTTTGCCATCGGAATATCTAAAACCCATTAGGTCTGGAGTCCCCTTTGGAAAAGTCCTTATCCATCTAGTAACTGGACCTTCTTTAACCTTAAAAACTCCAGTAGTCACATTCCATACCTTAGCATAAGGAGCAAGAGCAGACCTAATTAAGTCTTGTACTTCCTTTTCAGATTGTTCCTCGCCAAACAAGTTCTTGCTCATATCTCAACCCCCAATCTTTTAAAACCTTCCTTCTTAATTCCCTTACTTCAAATCCTTCAGTATATTTTCAAACGCCTTAGATTTATTTTCCTTTTTCTTCTCTCTGAAAGATTTATAATTCATTTCTATCACTTCACACATTTCTGCTATTCTATCAAAGGTTCTTGCTACTTCATCTTGTGAAGTTAGTTTCCTTTTAAAATCATTTGGATTTAAATTTGTTGTAATGATTATTGGCTTATTGGCTCTGTACCTACCATCTATGACCTCATATATTTTTGACTTATTATATTCGCTTGATGCTTCTGCTCCTAAGTCATCAATAATTAAAAGCGATACCTGGTTTAAATTCCTATGTAAGCTATTAAGTTCAGTGCTTCCAAATGTGGATAACTCTCTTATCTTCTGTAGAAGTCCATTGCTCGTTATTGCAATTACTGAAATATATTTTTCTAGGAGTGCGTTAGCTATACAAAAGCTTAAATATGATTTACCGCTTCCTGGTCTTCCAAAGAATAACAATCCACAATTATTAGCTTTCATTTCCTGAAAATTATCTACATAGTACCTGGCAAATTTAAATAGTTTTTTATTCTCATTGGTGATTATAAAGTTATCAAATTTACATGTCTTAAACCTTTCATCAATCAAAGAATTTACTTTCAATCTCTCTAAGCTTCGTTTCTTTTCTTCAGCTTTTTCTTTTGCCTTTGCTCTTTCATATTCTGCTTGTTCCGCTTCGCTCATTGCATTTATTCTGAATGTTCTCCCTCCAAAGGAAAATACAATCTCTTTTCTTTCAGAGTTTAATAATGTTGAGGTTCTCGTATCCATCTACTACCTCCTTCTTATTCCAATTATTTAATATACCTTTTATATAAGCTGTAGTTACCTTGTTGTTATCTGCAGATGTCTCTATTGCTTTTATTAGTTGTTCTTCTCCATATTCCTTTTCTAAATCCTTTAATCTATAAAAATTATATTTACTACAATTACCACCACATTCCTTAAATTTTTTTAACACTTTTTCTTCTTCAAATTTTTTTCTGTAGTAGTTGTTGTTATCATTATTATCATTATTATCATTATTATCATTATTATCATTATTATCATTATTGTTTAGGCTTTTCACTGGCTCTTCACTGGCTTTTGACTGGCTCTTGACTGGCTCTTCACTGGCTTTTTTGCCCTTGCTGTCATCTTGATAAAAACTGTAATTTACAATGGTTATAACGGTCTTTTTATGTGGCTCTATTTTTAAAGAAATCATTTCATCTTTTTCTAATAATTTTAGAAAATTATTTACTTTTGTTCTCGACCACTTCCACCTACTGCATAATTTTCTTATAGAAGTTATACGCTGTCCTCGTCTAACTAATTCCAAATTGCCATCTATCAGAACTTTTTTATCCTCATGATTAACCATTAGAAGTAGGTCAATCCAAGCTGATCTCTTGTCAAATTCTTCATCATCATTCCATATCCAATTATCATAGATACTTCTATGAATGCTAATCCAGCCTTTTTTCTTTGGCATAATATCACCGCCTAGCAAATTTCTATAGCTACACCTGTAAGTTCTTGGAGTCTATATTTTATGACCTCGGCATCAGAATTAGCATCTGATAAGTGCATTACATATATCTTTTTAAGCCTTGAGAGATTACACTTCTTTAAAAAATCCAAAGCAGTTTCCAAAGACATATGATTTTCTTTGATTCTTTTTCTTAAAATTGGATCTAGATTGAGATTGTTATTTATCGTTTCTTTGACATAATTAACTTCTATCATCAAATAATCAATCGTTCTAAATCGATTTTTAACAAACATAGTATCGGTGATGAAAAGTAACCTCTCATCAGTCTTTGCGTTTAAAATATAAAAGCCGACTGGTTCTTTGGCATCGTGTACTGTTTCAAAAATCTTTATTTTAAAAGATCCTATATCAACCCATCTGTAAGTGAAATAACCATTTTTTTCAAAAGTTTTAACCCTATGACTTTCAAGCTCCAAAGCCTCTTTAGTGCCTTCCGTCATATATAGATCCACTCCAGCCTTGATTAAATCCTTACAAGCTTTTGAGTGGTCTCCATGCTCATGACTTACTAAGACCCCGTCAATGTCCGTAGTCTTAAAATTAAGTGCTTGCTGTATTTTTTTATAAGGAATACCACACTCAATTAAGAGTGTAGTATCCTCGTTACTTATCTTGTAGCAGTTACCAGTGCTACCACTGGCTATAATCTTAATATCCATAATTAAAACGGTGCCTTTATATCTTCTTCGATGATTTCTCCAGTATCTGGATTTACTTCAATAGTTTCTTCTTCCTCTTCTGGAGCTGTCATTTCAAGCATAGCATTGTTTTCTGTCGCTCTTAAAACTTCTCTGTCTTCCTCTTCCTTAATTGCATCTTGAAACTCTGTTGTCAAAACTCCGTACTTGCTTAAAAGTCTTTTAATTACTGTCTTTTGTGCCATCTCGTCAAATTGTTTTTTCCACGGACTGTAATCACTTCCGTAAGCTTGAGAATATCTCTTTGCGTGTTCTATTACCTCGTCCTTTGTCATATAAACTGCCTTTTCATATCCATTTAAAAGTTGGAAATAAGCAAAATATCCAATAACCTTATCAGACTTAGGCTCTCCTATAATCTCAAAAGTTCCTTTTAGGTAATCTCTTTTGACTTCCATCCCCTCATACATAATTCCTGCGTTTAAAGCCTTATATTGTCCACTTCTTTGTGCCATTTGTATATAACCTTTGTATCCGATTTGGAATTGAGGTGTTAATTTACCTTTATTTTTGTATGGTACAATATAGGCATATCCAAGATTTTTATTAATAGGCAAATTAAGAGTAGCTGCCTTTAGTGCTTCCATAGCAACCTCTTTAGGATTGCAACCTTGTAAATAGCTATCACCATTGTATAGATCAATAATTGATGCTAAAAATCTGTCCTTATTTTCCTTTAAGGCATCAGCAAATAAATTTTGCATGCCTTGGTTTGCTAGTAAATTCTTCATTTGGTTTACTGGACTTAATGTCCTATTTTCTTGTTTTTGTATATTTGTCATTTTAAATCTCCTTCTTTGATAAATACTCCGTTAATAGTTTTTCCTTTTCTATCTTTGATTTTTTCGTAAGCTCTTCCTAGGCAATCAACGGGATCTAAATTTAATTGGTCACATAGGATAATTAACGTTATAAATACGTCGCCCATTTCAAGTTTCATGTTTCCCCTAAGTTCAACAACTTCTGGGTCGTTGTCAGCTTCTCCGTAACTGCATTTATTGTACTCATGTACAAATAAAAGCCATTCATCTCTAAACTCAAAAACTTCTTCAATAAATTTCATAAATTGCTTTTCTGCGTTTTCTTCGTGTAACAAGTTTTTATTCTTTGCCCAATCAAGGACTTTATTTCTTAGTATCTCGAAGACTTGGTCCTCATTAAATCTACCAACATTCAGATTATCAAGGACTAAATCAACATTATCTTCATAATCTTCTAAAGTCCTTATATTTAAAGCAAATTCGTCAGCATCTTCATTTGCATTTTGATAGGTTACACATCTAACCTCTGCATCAGGATTTACATAAATCAATTCCATTATTAAATCTTTAACTTTCATTTTTATTCCTCCTTAAAATGGGATATCGTCATTATCTACTGGGAAAAATCCTTCATCACTATAGTCATCTTGTTGGTCATTCCTATTTTGGTAATTTCCACCACCAGAATTATTATTTTTAGATCCAACAAAAGTGATACTATTTACTAAAACATCAGTCGTGTAAATAGTCCTTCCGTCTTTTTCGTAGCTTCCAGTTTGGATTCTTCCTTCCACTCCAATTTGGCTGCCTTTACTGTGATAATTTCCAATTACTTCGGCAGTCTTTCCAAAGGCAGTGCATGAGATAAAGTCAGCTGTAGGTTGGTTATTTGCCTGTGCTTCATCTCTTTTGTCCTTGCTTAACTTTCTGTCGACTGCAACTGTAAATTTCAAAACTGCAAGACCACTTTGTGTATATTTAAGTTCAGGTTCCCTTACTAATCTTCCAATTAAATTTACTGAGTTCATTCTTTTCTACTCCATTCTTCTAATTCTTCTAAAATCTCTTCATAGTGTTCGACAGCATTAGATGACAATCCATTTGTATTCACCAAAAAATCTTCTTCGGAAATTGTTTTTATTTTGCCTATTAAAATTACGTTAATGTAAAACTTGTCTGGTTGGTCTTCATACCATTCTAAAAAGTGGTAGAATCTGTCTTTTCCTTTGTTAAGAATTAATGTTAAGTATTTTCCCTTTTCGTTTTCTTTTTCCTTAAATCCTAATTTTAGTAATTCTTCTTTTGTTAATTTCATTCTTCCTCGTCCTCCTCATCTAACATATCTATTTGATTACTTTTCACTTTTTCCAAAACAACAACACCATCATCGAGTTTAAATTCCATGCCCTGGTATGCATCTCCACCGTCTAGGCTTGATTTCTTTTGCAAATTAGTGCCTATCTTGTAATTAAAAGCTGGCATCTTATAAGCTTTCTCGTCTTTTTGTTCAAAAACTGTTCCTATCTTTAATTTAAGAGTTATGTCGCCTTGCTCAAATTCTCCAGCCGCTATCTTTTTTGCTACATGAATAATTGATGCGTTTAAACTCATCTGCATATCTTCAAATTTTTCATCTTGTAAACTAAATATTCTCATTATTCAACCTCAAAAACCTCTGGGTAAAACCTGCTTCCATACTTTAAAATTTTGTCTATATCTTCTTTTTCATCTTGTCCATAACCTATGCCGATGTAATATTTAACTTCGAAGCCATTGAAGACTTTTACAATTCCGATGGTTCCGTTGTACCACCAAGCATTTAAAACCTTAATCAATTTTAAGCTCCTTATCCTTGCTAACTACTAACCTCACTAATTGTGTATCTGTCTTAATTAGTTCATTTACCGACTCTGCGTTGTCTATAAATATTGGCACTTTTAAATCAAGTTTGTCAGACAAGCTATTAATTACATCAAGACCTACGTTTATCTTTGCCGCATTGTTTAAGTCGCTGTAAGGTACTTCCTCAAAAGTAGCTTCGCAGGTTTCAGTTATTCCGCCGTTTATTTGATTTTCAAAAAGTTTAAATTTTACCAGGTCAAAACTGTCATTTATCTTGTCGCTTACTAGGTCCACATAAGCCTTTGTATATTCCTCACAAAGATAAATAATTCTTTGTTGCTCTTCATAAGCTTTGGCAAGTTCTTTTTCTTGCGTTTCAAGTTCCTTTATTCTTTCGTCAATTTTTTCATTTTGTCCTTGTAGAGATAATTTTTTATTTATTTCTTCCAAATCTGCGTTTAAAGAGCTTTTCTTTTCAAGTAAATCCTTTTTATTGTCTAAAGAAAAATCTTTTAATTTTGACCTAGCCTCGTCAAGCTCCTTATCAATTTCTTGTAGTCTAATAGGCTCAGTTGGCAGGTCTTCTTCCTTATATTCCTTAACCTCATAAATAGCTATTAGTTTTTCGCATTCTTCTATTTTTAACTTTAGATCTTTTGCTTTTTCTTCGATGCTTGATAGCTTTTCAGACTTTTTCTTATTAAAGTTAGCCATTGTCTTTTCTATTTGGTCTGGTAATAGGTCTTGACCGCAAGTTGGGCACTTAAAGTCACCTTGATATTGTTCTTTGTGGACTTCTTGCCATTCTTCCCTAGCCTTTTCAACTAGATCTTTAAGCTTTTCTATATTCTTTTTCGCTTCTTCAAGTGCTAATTTATCGTGTTCTTTTTCCAGCAATACATTTTTATTTTTTAGATTTATTTCAAAACATTTATTTTGATAATTTTCTGCAAGTTCAGACTTTTCTTTTTGTAATGCAGTAATTTTTTCTGTTATCTCAGTCATGCCCTCAGTCATCTTTGAAGCATCGGCAAGCTTTTCATCTATCTCTCTTATGGCTGGAATTGTACCTCTCTTTCTAAACTCCAAGGCATCAAAATCTATGTCATGTATTTTTGACTTATTTAACTCATCAATCCTTGCTGGTATGCTTTCAATGTCTTTATTAATTTTTCTTGCACTATCCTTTGCTATTTTCTTTAGTTCATCAACTGTATAATTTTTAAGATCTAATTCTTCTAAATCTTTATTTTTTGCGATAATATCCTCTGGCTTTACATCTTCTATAAGGCTTAAAAGTATTTCTCTTCTTTCTGTCTTTACCAAAAATTGGTTAAAGTACAATGGATTTGAAAGCAAGTTGAAATTATCTTCAGACAAGACACTTTCAATTCTTTCGTTGTACTCCTTTTTCTTAACTGGTACAGAATTTATATAATAGTCAGTAGTATGTCCCGTAAATTCTGCCTGCGTAGATCCACGTTTTTTAGTCCAGACTTCTTTATAGATTTTTTTAAGGTTAAGATTTGTGTCATCAAAAGTAAAATCTCCCTCAACTACTGATTCCAAGTTGTGGACTTCTTCGCCATTTTTGTTATAAGGTTTTATTGCAAAGTCCTTTCTGTTTATACTGTCCTTGTCCCAAAGTAACCAAGAGTAGGCGTCAAATATTGTTGTCTTACCTACTGCATTGTCCCCATAAATATTAGTTATGTCCTTAAAGTCTATTGTTAAGTCCTTGATTCCCTTGAAGTTTTCTAATTTTAAAGTTTTAATTTTTATTTGCATTTTAAACCTCCATCAAATAGAGATTTAAAAGCTGTAAATTCTTCTAACATAATTTCTGTCATGTATTTAATTAGAAAAATTTTTAAAGTTCGTGCTTCTTCGTAGTTTGCACAAAGTTTGTTATCTCCCACATAGCTTTTCATTAAACTGTTAACACTAATGCAGGTATTTAGGAGCGCACCTAAATTATTTTTTATCTCTTCTTCTTTCTCATGTATCAACGCTTCTTCATAAGTTGTAAACAATCTTCCGTCTTCAGTTTCATAACATTCAATTCTTTTCATTTTTCTAACTCCTTGTGATATACTAAGAGCAAATATTTATATATTTTAGTCCTGGAGTTTTAGCCGACCTGGGACTTTTTTTATTTGCCTTATTCATTCTTTTCTCCTAAAATCTCAAAAAACATATTTCTTACTCCGGACCTGTAGTTTTCTAAGCTATTTATAAGTTGCAATGTGTGTTTATTATTTTCTTCTAAAAAAAATCTATATCGGTTTAGAATATCAACTACCTTTTTCTGATCTTCTAAATTTGGTACGTTAATTTCTAAATTCATGAAGGCTTTTTCATCAAGTTCTGGTATTAACATAGGTTTTGATAATTGTTTTATTAAATACTCTTTGCTTAAAAGCCATTCATACAAATAAACTTCTATAATCTTTTTGTTTTTAACAACAATAATATTGCTTGCGTCTGTTACAAAATGCTTGAACTCTCGTTTATATATATTGCCTATCGTTCCTTTTCTAGTTATTGTTATATTGCCTTCATTGTTATATTCATTGCAATATCCCATTGCTTTTTCTCCAGCTCCAAATACTGGGTACTTCCCATTTTCTATATAATCAGTTCTCTTTCCACGCTCTAAATCTATTAAGTCTTTCAATTTAAAATAATGAAATTTGTTTTGGCTCGTTTTCAATATTATCTACCTCTCCATATAAAAATGGTTTTATTTCTTCCTCTATGATTTTGTCTATTTCTTTGTTTAGTCGAATAATATTTTTATTGTTTTTTTTGATTTCTGCTTCAAGTTTAACAATATCTATTTCTTCTTCTTTTTCTTTTATATCTTTTGCTAATTGCCAATAATTTACATCAATTTCAAATTCTTCTCTAACATTTACAGTTTTTGTTTGGCAATCATAAATTTCGCTTGTATAATTTTTGCTTTTCTTTTCTTTGTCTATAACTATAAAAACTACAGATATTGTAGTATCTTTAAATCCATTTTCTATATAGTTAAGCTCCAACAACTTATTGCCTATTATCTCCCTTGCTTTTCTTTCTGCTTTTCTATATGCAATACCAGGAAATAAAATATAAAAAGAATATCGTTTTGTAAAATTTAAGCTTCTAAGTAAGAATATATCGTCCAATACTCCTGACTTCTTCCATGGGTATTCTTCTTGTATTGCTTTAATTTCTTCTTTTGTCTGATCTTTTAAACTCAAACTAAAAGGCGGGTTAATTAAGCTTGCGTCATATTCTTTAAAATCCTTATATAAGAAAAAGCTTGTTGTATACACATCTGCATTTGGAAAGTTTTCTTTTAGTGTGTCTGCTGCTTGCTCTTGAATTTCAACTGCTATTATTTTTTCTGCATTCAAAAACTGTTCAAGTTGTCCACTCCCTGCCGCTCCATCAAAAATAGTTTTTAAATCTGGTACATACTTTTTGACCTTTTCTGCTGCATACTTTCTTAATACTTCACCTGTAACATATTCAGCGTGTTTGTTCGCTATTTGCCTATTGTTAAACTCTTTCATTTTTTATTTGCCTTATTCACTTTTTCTCCTCTTTAAATACTTATCTTTCACATACTTTGAAAACTTCCCGTAATCTTGGAAAACATCAATCCCACATTGTCTATGATAAGATTCCGTTTCCTCTTCTAGGAACTTTCTATAATCTTGTATCTCAAAATCTTCCCCATCGGCAATATTATTTTTGTCAAAATATGCCTTTAAAATTCCTGTGGCAGTTCTTCTATTTGCTTTCACTTTTTTACCACCTGACTAAACTTATAATTAAGAGTTTTTCCATCTTTGTAGGTTATCTTGCAATCCTCTTGCCTATCTCTATGCATAGCCCTATGTCTTGTAATACCTAGAGAATTAAATTCTTTGTCGCAAGTATGACAATAACAATCTTTCAATCTCATCACCCCACTAAAAACTTAAAAAAACTGTCAATAACTTCTACACCTGCGTACAAAAACCAAAATATAAATTTAATGGAAATCAAACTTATAAAATATAAGGCTTTCGCAAGAATCAGCAAGCCTATCAATCTCCTGATTGTTAATAAGATGTTATATTTACTAACTTTAATCATCTCTATCCTCTCTTTCCTTTTGCCACTTTTTAAACTTTTCTGCCATGAGATTTATAAAAGCGTCCCAGTCCGCCTGTGTATCGCTATATTCGATGGCAACGTCAAAATTCTTGTCCATAAGATCCCCCTAAAAATTTGTTAGTAAAGTAAATTTGTCCTTTACCAGTCATCTTTGTTGTTGTAGTTGTTCTTGTACTGCCATCGGGGTTATTAATTACTCTTACCTTGGTCTCAAAAAGTCCCTGCTCCATTGACCTTTGTGTTGGTTGGTTTCTTCTTTCTCCGCCCTTACAGAGATAACCTTGCTCTCTTAAATAAGCAAATAACCTGTTCTGTCCCATGTTTGGTAGACCATTTTGCTTTAGTCTTTTTGCAAACTCGCCTATAAGGATTGAGTTTTCTGCAACTTCACAAGAATCGGAAAATAAAACTTTAGGTTTGTTTCTTTCATTTTCTTCTTCGGCTGCAATTCTTCTTTGCTTCTCTTCTTTTAAAGTTGTTGCAAGTTGTATTAGATAATCGGGATCTGTAAGAGTTCTTTCAATGACTGTTTCCGTCATATATGCTCCGTGCTTTCTTATGCTTGGTAATACTTCTGATGTAACCCAGTCGGCAAATCTTTCTGCTTCTGGTTTTCTGCTTTGAAAAATCAATTTATAGAGATTTGACTCATTGATAAAATTCATCTTCACATATTGAACAGCCTCTGTTCCGTCTGCTCTTTTACCAGTTACTACCCCTACCTCATTACTAATGACCCCGCCTGCTTTTAGTCTTGTCTTTGCTTGACTAGGATTGTTAATTTCTAAAATCCTGCACACATCAGTTAAATTAAAATAAGGTTCATCGTTTATAATCGATGTTCTGACTTTCCCAAATTCTCTATTTTCAAAAATTCTTAAATCATTCATTTTTGCTCCTTTTATTGTTTGTAAATTTTCCAAATCTATCTAAGATCTCATTAATATTTTGTGACTTAGCTTGTTCAATGGCTTCAATAGAAATCTTTTCCATTTCTTCAATCAAATCTCGAATATCATTGTCCAGCTTTTTCTCGTACCAGTACATGAATATGCTACAAACGCATATCGATGTTACTACGCTTATTAACAATTCCAAATTCATCCCTTCCTTTTTAAACTTCTAAGTTTAGTTCTTCCAAATGAATAAAGTTTGACTCAAATTTTAATTTATTGTAACTATACTGTAGGACTGCGTATGCTTCTTCATATGTCAGTCCTTTTTTTCTCATAATTGAGATGACTTCTTCAGAGATATTTTTAACATCAACATCAAAACATTTTTCAGCTGGATCATTTTCTTTTTTAAATTCCTGAAGATAAAGATTTTTTATTTTTTCTTTTTCCATTACTTTCACCTTCCTTTTGTTTGTTATAATCTCCATAAGGAGATGATTAATATGAATTATTCTGAAATTGTTTTAAGCCCTAGCCAAAAACAAATACTTAAATATTTAGCTAATAACCCCAACTCACAATTAGAACAATTCGACGACAAAGATATAGACTTTCTAGTTAAATTGCACTTCATAAAGCAAGAACTTGCTTACAAAGGTTCGTTAGAAACCATCCTTTTGTATTCCTTAGATCCCCAAGCCTACAACTACTCTTTATTTGCTAAAAGAGATGTCTTAAGAACTTGGTATCCTTACATAATTTCAACCCTATCTTTAATTCTTTCTGTAATTGCTATACTTAGGACTTTGTAACAATAATCAAAGCTATAAGCGATATTAATAAAGACGCTAAAGATATAATTGGAGTGTAAGTTTCTAAATCCATCCACAAAAAAGGATATTTGATATCTATTGCCACTATCAGTCCATGTTTTTTTACAAGCTCTCTTAAAGGGAGCTTTCTTTCATCTTCTAACTTCATTACTTTCACCTTCCTTTTATTTGTTATAATCACCCTAGAAAGCGAGGTGACTATTGTGATTGTTGACTTGCAAAAAATTAAATCTGATGTATTGCAAGATATTGCTAACCGCTATAAAAATTCTAATTGCGGAAGTTTGGAAATCCTTGAATTAATTGAAACTACCGCTTTAGATACAACTATCCTTGTTCTTCAAAAGTACCAAGAAGAACTTAATAAAGAATAGCTTTAGCATCTTTCAAACGATCTGCTAATTGCTTGGCTAATTTATCGATATCAATTTTGTCATTACAAGCCGTTGCAATTACGAGAGCTTCACTATTTATTTCTTGTAATAAATTATGGAGCTCTTTTAATTTGTCCATTAATTCGTCTAAGCCTATTACCTCTACTTTAACTTTCATATTTTTTCACCTTCCTTTTATTTTCATAGCTACTTCAATATTTTCTTCTGTATTCAAATTTTCCACACTCTTACATTTTTATCTTTTATAATCATTAAAATCATTTTTGATGGTATACTTAAAGTAAGGAGGTAATTTTGTGAAAACGTCTCAAACCAAATTTTTTTATAATAATCATGAGCATAAGCTCTTAGTTCCATCAAACTGCCCATATTGTGGTCAAATTGCCCATTCATCTTACATAAGTAATGCAAGCCTTGAATTTGACCAAAATTCCAAATATTTTATAATAGCTTTACAATCTAATTGCTGTGATAAAATTTATATAGCTAGCTATTTATTTGAATATAAAACCCAACAATTTACTTTTTTGAATTTTTATCCTAGCCAAAATCCAAACCCACTTCCTGAAAATATTGCTAATATATCTCCAAGATTTGTTTCAATGTATTCACAAGCTTTAGCATCAGAAAGAAATAATCACTTTGAATTAGCCGCCTGTGGATACAGAAATTCAATAGAAATCCTTATAAAAGACTATGCAATCAAAGTTCTTAAAGAAAACCCTGAAGAAGTAGTTAAAAAATCACTTTTTAAAGCAATTGAAGATTATCTGCCTAAGGATCTTCTAAACACAGCTGATGTTGTAAGAATTCTAGGTAATGACAACACTCACTATCTTAGAAAATATAAAGATATAGATTTTCCAAAATTAAAAAATTATTTAGAAATCTTCATAGGACAAATTGACACGCAGTATAAAATACTTAATCCTCCTGTGAGCCGTCTTTAGTAAATTTCATATTCAATTCTATGTTGGCAAGTTCATAAGCGATTGACCTTGCCTCTTTTAATAATTCCAAATATCGATTCAATTTTTCTAATGAATCATCAAGTCCATCAATCGTTAAATCGGCTTTTAAGCCACCCATATTTAAGTTTATAAATCAAACCTTCCTTTTACATCAATCAATTATTTCAACTCTATCAAGTGCAAATTCCAATAATTCACATGCAATAGTTGAATAATCCTTATTAACTTCACTAGCGATAGCCCTTACTCTTTCAGCAACAGCTGGATTAACTCTTATAACATCAGTGCATGGTTTATAATTCTTCTCAATTTTTAAAATCAATTTTTCATCTTTCATTTTTAAACCTCCATTTTTTATTTAACCTTCCATTATTTCGTTTTTTATCAAATCATTTATTTTTTACAACATACCAAGAATATTCAAATATTTTAGATAATTAAAAATTTATTTATCTTTATTTTCATTACTGCTCCTTTCTTTGTTTTTTGTTTTTTTCGCATTATATGCGACATAATCTTTAAAAAAAATTTCGTTCATTTCTTCTAATGTTAGATTAAGAGTCATCCCAATAATTTCAATTTCCTTAACTGTGAAATTAACTCCATAATTATTGATTTTTCTATAAAGAGTAGCCTGATTAACATCTAGTTTTTTAGCTAAACTACTAATGTTAAGATTCGATTCAACAATTTTACCTTTTAATTTATCTACATTAACCATAAAATAATTACATCTCCTTTCAAAGTTATTTTTATTCGCATATCTGCGATTAATTTAATTATATCATGCTTATTAATATTTTCAATATTTTTTCGCAAAATATGCAATTATTTTTTAAATTCAAATAAATTTACTTGCATTTTTGCGAATTTATAATATAATATAGGTATCTTATTTACGGAGGTTTTATCATGAATATAGGACAAAGAATAAAACAAAGACGGATTGAATTGAATCTTTCCGTTGACGATTTAGCAAAAGCCTTAAATAAAAATAGAGCTACTGTTTATAGGTATGAAAGTAATGAAATTGAAAATATGCCAGCCAATGTACTAGAATCTTTAGCTAAAATTTTACAAACTACTCCAGCACATTTAATGGGTTGGGAAGATAATAGTAATCTAAATAAAATTATAGGAACTGAGTTTGGAGCTCCTTACACAAAGGCTAATGAAATGATGAAAACCCATCTTAATGGTGTATTACGTTGGATAACTGATAAGCTTCAAAGTCCTAAGGATACAATCCTATTAACAAAACATTTTGATGAACTTCTTTTGGGTTATAAAAAACTTATTGAAAGATATCTGCAAGCAAATCTCCTTTGGAATAAAAGTTCTGAAATTATTATAAAAGAATACAAAGAAAAATATCCTAATATTAACGAAGATGAAATTATATCCAAGTATTTTCAAAATGAACTTTCTTTAGAAATTAATAACATTTGTAACAAAATACAATCACTTCCTACCTGGAGAAGAATTTATTATGATGATTTATAATCAAACAACAATAGCTGCGGTTCTTATTGATGATAAGGCAACTTTAAAAAGATTTAGCAAAACAAATGATAGTGTAATACTTCAGGCTGAAAATCCAAGCATGACAGATTGGCCAAGAATTTATACAAGTGGCAATATACGGGTTTTAGGAAAATTAGTAGGTGTATATAGTAAAAAAGAATAAGAGAGTGCAGTGCGCAAGCATTCTCTTAACTTTAATCAGGAGGTGTATTATGTTTATTATAGAGTCTGGAATGCTCAAACACGCAATAAGAAACAAGGGTAAATCCTTGAATGAATTTCCTACAGATTTTTGCGTTTTAGATTTAGAAACCACTGGATTAAATCCATTGTTTGATGAAATTATTGAAATAGGAATATTAAAAATAAAAAATAACAGAATAATTGATTCTTTTGAATCTTTAATTCAACCTAAAGAATATAATTATTCTGATGATGATGGAAATAGAATTTCTTATTATATAGATGATTTTATTGAAGAATTAACTGGAATAACTAATGAAATGTTAAAAACTGCTCCAAAGCTAGAAGAAGTTTTCGACCATGTTATTGAGTTTATTGGAGAAAATATAATAGTTGGTCACAATGTGAATTTTGATATTAATTTTATCTATGATTTTTATGAACAAAATTATGAAAAAGAATTCAATAATGATTATTGGGATTTATTAAAACTATCTAGAAGAATCTTAAAAAATTTAGAACACCATAGATTAAAAGACTTAGCTGAATATTTTAATTATAATTATGAAGGACACAGGGCAGTAAATGATTGTAAAACTACATTAAAAATAATGAATTTATTAAAAGAGTATGCTGAAAAAAATAACATTAATTATTTAACTCTTCCAAGCGAAGATGTTGATTTAAGAAAAATTAAATCTACTGAGGATGATATAGATCCCGAAAATTATTTTTACAATAAAAATATTTGTTTTACTGGAAAATTAGAACACTTTACTAGAAAAGAGGCTGCTCAAATCTGTGTTAATTTAGGTGCTAGTTGTGAGAATAGTGTTACTAAAAAAACTAATATATTAGTTTTAGGTAGCTTTGATTATAATGCGACGGTTAAAGACAAATCAATAAAATTAAAAAAAGCTGAAAAACTAATCTTGGATGGTCAAGACTTACAAATAATGGATGAATCTTTATTCCTAGATACAATAAAATAAAAAATAGAGGACGTGCAAAACACATCCCCTAATAAAGTGGTATAAAAACCAGTTCCAATCTCTTGTATTATACCACAAAATAAGGAGGTATAAAACATTGAAAAGAGCAGTCGCTTATGGCAGATACTCGACTGATATGCAGAGAGAAGAAAGTATCGATGCTCAATTTAGAGCAATTAGAGATTACTGCGATAGAAACAAAATTGAATTAGTAAGCACTTATGCAGATGAGGGTATCTCTGGGACCACAGACAATAGACCTGAGTTTCAGAGAATGATAAAAGATGCTGAGTTAGGAGCATTTGACTATGTCATAGTCCATAAACTAGACAGATTTTCCCGTAGTAAATACGATAGTGCGATTTATAAAAGAAAATTAAAACTACTTGATGTCCAGTTACTGTCAGTCTTAGAAAACTTAGACGGATCTCCAGAGTCCTTAATCTTGGAATCAGTCTTAGAGGGTATGTCGGAGTATTACTCCAGGAACTTATCAAGGGAAGTTAAAAAAGGCATGAGGGAAAATGCCTTAAAATGTAAATTTAATGGTGGCACTCCCCCACTTGGTTATGACATCGATGAAGATAAAAATTATGTTATAAATGCCCATGAGGCGGAAGCTATAAAATTAATATTTGATATGTTTACAAAAAATTATAGCTACTCTGACATGATGAGGACATTAAATAGCTTAGGGTATAAGACTAAAAGAGGTCGTGAGTTTACCAGGAATAGTTTCTACGAGATTTTAAACAATGAGAGGTATATTGGTACCTATTTCTACTCAAAAGAGGACTATGATGGATTTAAGGGAAAAAGAAATTATCATAAGAAAAGGGATAAAAGTAAAATGATTAGAATTGAAAATGGTGTGCCAGCAATAATTGATAAAGATACATGGGCAAAGGCACAAGAAAAAATAAAAAATAATAAAAACTTAAATCGCATAAATAAAAATGGTAGATTTTATTTGCTTACTGGACTACTTTTCTGTGGTGAGTGTGGCTCACCTATGAGTGGACATATGCAAAGTAACAACCAAGGCAACAGATATTATTACTATAAGTGTAATAAAAAATCAAGGACACACAAATGTCACGCTCCAGTAGTAAGAGCAGAAAAAATTGAAAAAGAAGTATTAGACTGCTTTGACGATGTGATTTTTACACAAACTAATAAAGATGCAGTTATAAAATCTATGCTTAAATTTTTAGATAAAGAAACTGATACAACGGATCAAAAGAAAAGCCTAGAAAAAGAATTGACAACAGTAGAAAAGCAAATAGAAAATATTTTAGATGCAATTATAAGTGGTATATCATCTCCAAGTGTAAATGAAAAATTAAAAGAATTGGAAACAAAAAAAGAGACACTCAAAGCTAGTATCTCAAGATGTAATATTATATCTTACAAGTCCTCAAATTTAATCGATGAGATCAAAGAGTTTTTAAATAAAAATAACTCAATCTATGACTTTACACCACAGGAACAATCAGTAATTCTAAAGAATTTTATCGACAAAATCACTTATAAGGACAAAAAAATCACGGTCCAACTAAAAATGTTAGACCGTGCGGATATCTATGGTGCGGGAAAGAGGACTTGAACCCCCACTCCGTTGGAACTAGATCCTAAGTCTAGCGCGTCTGCCAATTCCGCCATTCCCGCATGAAGTTTTAACAACAAAATATATTATACGCACCAAATAAAACTTTGTCAATACTTTTTTTACAAAAACTTTATAAAGCTTTTTACAATTTACATAAAATTTAATTTTATTTTTAAATTTAATGTATTATAA